TTTCACTTATTCGCATATAAACAGCTATTTCTTTCCACCCTATCAATAGTTCTTCTTCTGGTTTAGCCATTTAGCCTCCTGTCATTCTGCGGATTTGTTCTTCTACTGACATTCCGTCAACTTCCGACTTAACAATAACGCCCCTATCTCTCGATTTTAGGCCAAGGCACATAGCAAGTGCCACAGCCCCATCTATCCTGAACCTTACAGCACTTTTATCAATTTTACGGTTTCCAGCAGCATCACTGATTGCCATAGCGTTGGACATATTCCATCTTAAGCAAGGATTACCATTGTGGACTAAAATACGGTCCAAAACAGAACCTTCTAGGGCTTCTACCGCTTGAGTCATGCTCACATAGCCTTGTCCCCAAGGTACGAGCCTGATGCCCCTAGACTCTTCTATAGAGGGATTACCGTCTTTATCTTTTTTTTCGATATAACTTTCAAGCCCAATGGCATCCATAGCGGCTCTAAGGTCATCTATTCTGTACCTATCAAAAGCAATTCCCAAAATATTGTATTTGCTATCAATGTCCGCCAATTCCTGAGCTATAAATGAGTATTGGATAGACCTTCCTGGAGTTGTTAATATGTGACCTTGCCTCTCCCATAGTTGGTATTGAGCTCCGTCACGCCTTTCATGTTCTGCTAAAGAGTCTTTTGGTTTCCAGAACCACGGCTTAACAACATCTTTTGGCCCGTCTTGGACTGCTACCAATGCCGTTAAGTCTGTTTTACCTGATAAATCAAGCCCAAAATAGACAGGAGCTCCTAATGGTATCTCAATATCATCTTTGCATGCTTCCCATTCAGCACGGGGTATTAAAGGGGATTTCGCATCAACACATTGGTTTAAATACAGATTTCTGAATGAATTTTCAAAAGAAGGCATCCTTATGGCTTTTTTAGCAAAAGTCCTGAGCTCTTCTAATGACCGGAAATCTCCTAATGCCGGATTTGCCAAATACCACTTCGCCTCATTCGTTAAAGAATCGTCCTCATCCTCGTTTTCAGGAATAGGGACTGTATATAAATGGCATACAGTAGTAGGATCTTGACCGCTTATTCCATCGTTTATTAGCCTAGATAATATATGTTGTGGGTCTTTACTCTGTGTGGATATGACAATAAATAGCGGTTCTTCACCAGCCTCAATTCTTGCGCCCATTGAGGTGTCGAAAGTTTCATATAATTCTTCTTTTTTGGCCTGAGCAAGTTCATCATAAATAACTACCGTGGGATTGTATCCCATCTTCGTTCCCGCCTCGGCTGACACCGCTTTATATGTGCTTCCATTTGAATAACAGACCATCGTCTTTGTAGATGAAACAATGGTGATAAATGTTTCTAGCTCAGGATCAGCTCTCACTATTTGAGAAGCATATTTGAAAACAATAGCGGCCTGTTCACGTTCATTAGCGGCACTATAAATTTCACCATTCATAGTTGCTTCAGGCCCTACTAAGTGAACAAGGACTAATGACGCAATCAGCATCGTATTATGCGTAGGGATAAATGTCTTCCCACATAAAAAAAGACTATTGACGCTATCAACTTGGATACATTTTGTTGGTACTGATTCTACTTTTTTAACAGAAACAATCTGCAAGGTTCTACTTCGCGGAGATATATTACAATCAGAAGAAATCCTTTGACGCGACAATTTTCTTGATAACTTAAAAACTGGCAAAATATCACTAAAACAACAAAACTGAACAGAATAACTTACTCCATCAAGATCACGACCATTACATCTTAGTTTTTTTTCTCTTACATGATACTTAACCCCAAGAGTTGACAATAATTCACAAAATCCATTCAGTAATTGCTTTTTAACAGTAGAAAACTCTTGGATCTTGCCTGTCTTGTCGCAATATCCGTCTGTGTCCATTAATCCTTGCAATAATTCTATTCTCTGTTCTCTTGATGCTCTTAAATATATTGGCGGAATATGTTTGTTCCCAAGAACTCCAAGATTCCGCAATTCTTCTTGAATGGTAATATTGGTACGTTGCGGTATAGGATTACCACGTTTCCTTGCTTTACTCGTCATCCTTTCGCAAACTCTACATTGACGTTTGCTATTCATAAAAGAAATATCATGGCCCCTTACGCAACGATTATTATCTTTTTGAATTAATACTTTCGGAGCCCTTAAGGTACCATTACTTTTTAGTGTGGCCTTAATATTATAACTATTAAGAATATTTAACATTTCTTCCGAGTCTTCGTTGCCAACAGTAATGTTAGCACATGAAGATGTCCCGTCCCCAAGCCATGCCCCTAAAACATACGGGTTAATAGGCAATTCTTTGTTATCACAGATTATGGGTGATGGCATATCAAGGGAATGATTTCTGTCACCTCTTGCTGAATATTTTTGCGTTTTAAATAATTCCCTTGTATCTCTTACTTTGGTAAAAATATTAGTATCGGGAGGATATTTAATAAGATCATTGGCTATAATTTCTTCTGCTCTTTTATGAGCTTCGGGGTCATCATTTTTACCAACATAAGCACCCCCAACATATAAGTACCCTCTATATATTCTTTTACCGGACCTTTTTTTTGGGCGACAAATACGACCGTTTCCGTTTCCCCCAACAGTATCAACCCTTGCGGTTGTTAACCATAAATGATCCCCATCGCAAACAATTTTTTCTCCATTAGAAAATTCAATTTCATAACAATCCAAAAACCTTAAATCACTTACAAATGTAACTTTGCATTGCTCGCCTCTTTCATCAAAAAGTGTATCCCCACATTGGATAGCCCCCATTGTTGTCCATCCGCTTGGAGTTGGGATTGGCGTATCAAGCGCAAGCCCCTTCCCATTTTTCCTCGCTTCACTTAATATCGCTCTAAGTACAATTCTTGATAAGTCTTTGTTGACCGGATTATAAACATCTTTGATAAACGCTTTTTGAAAATCCCTTAAAACAAAAGGTTCCCCTTTGCCTTTTCCTGAAGGGACTATTAGAGTTTCAATAAAATCAAATATTAACTGAACTCTAAGTGAATAATCGTAATTTTTAAGCCATATTTTATTTAATTCCCACCATTCATCAGATCCCTTCCCATCCGATTGTTTAAGATATTCTAATACTTTACGGTCATCATCAGATATCTTTTTGAATTTTGGTATTCCCATTACTGAGTTATTTTTACTTTCTACCATGAGATATCAAGCCCGCAAATTTACTTTTCTTTAACTGTTTAGGATCAATCCCAAGACTTGCCCTTGCTGAAGGTGTCATGCCAAGTTGCGCCGCATATTTAATACAATCGCTCTTTGCCACATTTGATATGCCTATTAATGGATGCTGGATCATATTCCCTGCTTTTGTAATCTCTACCATTGCATTTAAAGGCTGATAAACGAGCTCACTTTCAGGGTCATCAGGATTACTTAATGCCATAGTCAATTTTTGAAGTTCTTCATCAGCTGTTCTCCACCGGCTATAGCTTGCACAATATGCAGCCAAAGTAGCCATATCAACACCATAAAGCACGCCCATAGCATGAAGCCCATCACACACCCTGTCCCATTCTTCCAAAGCATATTCATCTAAATGATTCGGGGGATCTGGCATATCCCCTGTAGGCTTAGGCTCATTTATTGGCAGAGGCCGCTTTCCTGGGTTGCCTTTTAAAACCTTAAGTGCTGTTGGCTCAGTTTTTGTCCCTCGTTTACCCATTTGCTTTTTCTTTCACCCCTTTGGTAATCACACCTATATCTATCCCGTCTTCCAAAATCAATACCTTAATATCTTTAATACTGAAGCCTTCCATTGCTGTTTGATACGATTCCCTCATGTGTTTAGCAGCCTCATTCGTTATTTTTTGTTTGCATTTCAGAACGATAACATCCCCGTCTTTGATCTCAAGTTTTTGCATTAATTGTAAGCAATCAATTTCTTTTAGACATCCAGAATGACGGTCGAGCCATTCATCAGCCCAAACTTCAATCCTATATGTTCTTCCCTTATCATCAGGGTGACCACCAGGGTTAATATATTTCCCCCTATCATCATTAAAAACGGCTGAAGAACCACATTTACATTTTAATTCTGTTTTCATCTTTATCTCCTATTCCACGGATGTTGCGGATCAACCGGGTTCCCGTCAGCGTCACAGCCCGGAATCAACCCCCCGTTATCCGTTATCTGCCCTATCCTGTCATGACATTCTTTACAGAGGCCCATCCAATTTGATTCGTCCCAAAAGAGGTCATAATCACCTTTGTGTGGCGTTATATGGTGAACAACCGTTGCAGGTGTTTCCCTTCCAGACATAAGGCAATAATGGCAAAAGATATTCTCTTCCTTACTAAGGAATAACTTTGATGCTGTTCGCCACCTTCTTGAATCATATAGGCGTTTTTCTTTGGTTTTTGGGTATCTCACTTCTTAACTTCCCAACCCTCATAGGGACAGTCTTCATTATGCCTCACGCAGTCTTCACAGCGCAAGTCCTTATCCTTAACAGGTGAATCCTCGTATCCCTTAAAATGTGGACACCATTTGTTCAGATACTTTTCCTTGACAGGTTTCGTTTCCCTCATCACTCTTCCCATTCAAAGGTTGCTTTCACCCTTGTCCCAATAGGGAGATTGAATACCCAA